ACTAAATGAAGCAAAATTTTGATAAATGTTTAGAAATGGTACTTGTCCACGAAGGTGGCTATGTGAACAACAAAAACGACAGGGGTGGTATGACCAACCTTGGCGTTACTAGAAGAGTATATGAAGATTGGGTTGACCGACCTGTATCTGAACAAGAGATGCGTGACCTGACACCAGATGACGTAGCTCCAATATATAGAAAAAACTACGCCGATAGAATTCACTTCGATTCACTTCCATCTGGCGTTGATTGGGCCTGTCTGGATTGGGCTATTAATTCTGGAGCAAGTAGACCTGCAAAAGCTATACAACGTGCAGTTGGTGCTACAACTGATGGTGTTATTGGGCCAAAAACCTTGCAGCTCGTAGCTGAAAAAGACCCAAAGTTCATAATTGATTACGTCTATACAGTTCGCCAGGCATTCTATGAAAGTCTGGATGACTACAAACACTTTGGCAGAGGTTGGACAAGGCGTAATAAAGAAACGCTACACCAAGCCCTGGACATGGCAGAAGGGGACAAGTGATGACAGAAGCAGAACTAATGTCATTGCTGCATAAAACATTGGCTGAAAACTTACTGCTGCGTGTCAAAGACCCAGAAGCAAAGTCAGCTGACCTCAATGTAGCAAGACAATTTTTAAAAGATAACGGAATAGATGCACTTCCAGCAGAGGGTTCACCATTGAGTGAACTTGTAGGTACGCTTCCTGATTTCAGTGATGCAGACTTTGATGTGAGTGAACTCAAGGCTAATTAATGTTTACAGCAAAAACCTCGCTGGGCTTGCCAATAAAACAAGACCCACTCTCAGACTTTCGTAAATTCTTATTCGTAATATGGAAGCACCTTAATCTACCAGACCCGACAGTCGTTCAATATGACATCGCACAGAAGCTACAGCATGGTGAAAAGCGTATGATTATTGAAGCCTTTCGAGGTGTAGGTAAGTCCTGGATTACATCTGCATATGTTGTTTGGTTGCTCTATATGAACCCACAATTAAACATATTGGTGGTATCAGCATCTAAATCACGTTCAGATGATTTCACTACATTCACGCTGCGTTTGATAAACGAGATGGATATATTGGCACATTTGAGGCCAAAACCAGACCAAAGACAGTCCAAGATTAGCTTTGACGTTGCACCAGCTGCAGCGTCTCACGCACCCTCAGTTAAATCTGTTGGTATCAGTGGGCAGCTTGCAGGTTCTCGTGCAGATGTCATTGTTGCAGACGATATTGAAGTCCCAAACAACTCAATGACACAAGGCATGAGGGATAAACTGTCAGAAGCAGTCAAAGAATTTGATGCTATCTTGAAGCCAGATGGACGTATTATCTATCTTGGCACACCTCAGAACCAAGAAAGTCTATATAATAAACTGCCAGACCGTGGTTACACAGTAAGTATATGGCCCGCACGATACCCAAATCAGGAACAATCTATAGGATATGGCACATCGTTAGCCCCTATGATTACCAGTAAGCTGCAAGCAGACAGTGATTTGATAGGTGAACCAACAGACCCCCACCGCTTTTCAGACTTTGATTTGTTAGAACGTGAGGCATCCTATGGACGCTCAGGGTTTGCGCTGCAGTTTATGCTCGATACCAGGCTATCAGATGCAGAACGCTATCCACTCAAGGTTTCAGACCTTGTTATAATGGACATACCAGTGAATGAAGCCCCAGAGAAAGTCGTCTGGTCATCAGACCCACAGCATATCGTGGAGGAATTACCCAATGTTGCTTTCAACGGCGACCACTATCACAAGCCAATGTTTATGTCGGAAGATTTCGTCGAATATACAGGCTCTGTGATGTCCATAGACCCCTCTGGGCGGGGTAAAGATGAGACGGGGTATGCAGTCATAAAAATGCTCAATGGCTACCTATACGTGCGCAGATGCGGAGGTGTGGCAGGTGGGTACTCACAGGAGGCATTGGAGAAACTTGCAGTCATCGCAAAGCAAGAAATGGTTAATGAGATAATCGTCGAAAGTAACTTTGGTGACGGTATGTTTAACCAATTGTTTATGCCTGTATTAACCAAGGTACACCCAGTTACACTTTCAGAAGTGAGACATAACACGCAGAAAGAACGTAGGATTATCGATGTTCTTGAGCCTGTAATGAACCAACACAGACTTGTGATGGACAAAAAGGTTATCAAGAAAGATTTTGATAGCTGCCAGCACTTACCACCAGAGCAAGCCTTGCGTTACCAGCTGATGTACCAATTAACCCGTATTACAGCTGATAGGGGCGCATTGACCAACGATGACCGTTTAGATGCCTTAGCGATGGCCTGTCAGTATTGGGTTGATGCAATGGCGCAAGACGTAGAGCAGCGTATATCTATCCGTAAGGAAGAACTTATGATGGCAGAGGTTAACCGCATGAAAGACCAAGCGACTATGGGGTTAGCAGTTATATCTGGGCATCAGGCTCTTACTAAAAGTTTACGATGGTAAATTCTTTCCTCTCCTTATTTATATGACCAAATTCAAAGGTTGCACTTAAAGGGAGGGGAGAAGAACTCTATAGGTTACCTAAATGTCTATTTTTAAAAAAGACGGAAGAGGGAATGTCCCTATAGCAGAACTATAAGTAGCAATAATTTAGAAGAAAAAATCTGAAGTGCTTACGATAAAAGTCTAGTCGAAAAATTCCCCCCATGGCCTTACCGTTTTTAGCGTCTGGCGGGCTTATTTACCGTCATATTTACCGTTTAGTATACCTAGGGCTATATAAATATGGGGTACGGGGGGTATATGCAACAGTTTCTACAACTGTTACCAGGTATATTTTCACCAATGTTCATTCTTTGTTCGGTATCTGGGCGAATCTTTCGCTCGCCTGTCTCTCCTCTATCGTTTTCGAAAACCCTTTAAAAACATGGGGAATACACAAAGTTATATACTTAGCTTGACAATCACCACATTAGTATAGTAATTTCAAAAGTGCGGCGATGTTGCCGTAAGTTAACAAAAGGAATACATAATGGGTTACGTAAAGAACCAAATGATTAAGCAGCATGAACTGGAGTTTTTTTTAGAGTCAGCCAAGGCAGGGACGCTAGATGAATATTTTCCAGACAAAGAAGGTAAGCGCACCAAAAGGGAAATGCTTATTGATACTCGTGGCAACACTGAGACAACTGATGGCACAATTTATATGTTTGAAGGTGTGCAGGTATTCGTACCAGATGAAGTGTTTATGTTAGCACAACCAGTTGTTGAGCGAATTGGCACTGACTATGGGTTGAGGAATGATTTTCACCAACAGCAAAATTATGAACTAGCGATGGATGCGTATTACCATACTGATGCTTATTCATATGCCTAAATCTATTCACTTTTAACGCTAATTTAAATCTAAAGGATAAACACTATATGGCTATACTACACACACAATTATCTAACCTAAATCAGGGGACACTGTTTCGTACTACTTCGGATGGTACATTCTATTGTCTTGATGGTTACGACAGGCTTACACGCAGAATGAACATTACTGCAGCTAATGGCGACTACTGCCAAATGAAGCCAAAGCGTAAGGTAATTATCCAACACCACGATTACTAAGAACTGACTTATTGGTGACCAGCAGCTTCTCTTCCTCTGCTGGCATCCCATAGGCCAACGTCTGTGATTTTAGAAAAGGATTAATGAATGAATGTAATACAAAAAGCTATTGATGAAATGCGTATAAATGACCTGTTGGATGACATAACTGGTCTGGCAAATTACGTACGTGAAGACTGTCATGATGAGTTTGTTGCAGAGGAACTTGATGGCATCATTAAGGACGTAGAAGAGCTGATTGATGACGTGCGAAAAAGTGGCATTGATTCGGTCAAAAAAGAGGGAATTGCAGCTTAATGTTCTCTTTATGTCCTAGTATGCGCAGCCAATTACAGGCACTACATATGGTAATTTGTATATCTTTTGTATATATTTTCCTACATGTTGTGTTTATGTGCATAAGTTAAGTTATTGATTT